AAGAAAATAGTAAAATCTTTACATATAATTTTTTTAATGTAAAGATTTTACTATTTTCTTTACATTAAAAATTTAGCCGTACAGCTAAAAATTTAAACTTGGTATACTGTCAGTATATGCTAATGGATTCCGTAACTGGGAAATCAATAACTGACTACGAACATTTAACGCAGTCCATAACTGATATACTATCAACGCCTATAGGAAGCAGAATAGCAAGAAGAGATTATGGGAGTAATTTATTTGAGTTGATAGATCAGCCTGCTACGAACGACTGGGTATCTAGAGTATATACGGCAGTAGCTACAGCATTAGACAGATGGGAGCCTAGATTAATAGTAAATTCTATTAAATTACTAAAAAATATAGACAGAGAAGCAGAAAATGAATTTACTTTTGAATTAGAAGCTTTTTACTTACCAAATGGTCAAAGTATCAGGCTAGAAGGAATACAGGTAAAATTTAGATGACTACGACATTATACGAATATTTAAAAAGCTTACCAGTACCTGATATATTAGAGGAGCTAAGTTATGAAGAAGTTTTTGCAGAAGTAAAAGCTAGGTTTGAAAATTTCGCTCCAGAATATTCTTTATTTCTAGAAAGCGACCCTGTAGTCAAAATACTACAAACTAGTGCGTATACTGAATTTGTTTTACGCCTAAGATTTAACGAAATAGTCAAATCTGTTTTAGCGACTTACGCAAAAGGTTCAGCTTTAGATTTAGTAGTTGCGGTTAATGGAACTAGAAGATTAGTTATTCAAGAAGAAGACTTAAACGCAGTTCCACCCGTTCCTTTAATAATGGAAACTGACGAAGATTTATTAAAAAGGTTTTTAATTAACGCCTCTGGAGTATCTACAGCAGGCCCATTAGATAGATATAGATCATTAGCATTAAATAGTTCCCCGCAAGTAAAAGATGCTAATGTTTACAGTCCAGAAGAGGCAGTAGTAAATATATCTATCTTAAGCACAGAAGGAAACGGAATACCTACAACTCCGTTACTAGAAACTGTAACCGCAGCAGTAACCGATGAAAATAAAAGGGTTTTAACAGACACAGTAAACGTAATAGCAGCAAGTAAAATAGATTTTACGGTAGTAGCTACCATATATCTAAATCCTTCTACTCAGCAAAGCGTATTTAATAATCTAAGTTCTTATTTTACAGAACAATATAATCTACAAAAAGCTTTAAACAAAGATATTACAAGAGCGTGGATTTATAAAACTCTTATGGTAGAAGGAGTCGATAACGTAGTTCTTACTGCACCTAATAGTGATATAGCCATAACAGAAAACCAATTTGGTAATTTAACATCTATAACATTGACGCAAGGATAAAAATGCTAGGAAAAGATTTATTACCTATAAATGCAAGTAAGTTAGAGATTGATCTAGTAGACGCTACTAGTTTAGAAGCTAACGGTTTTAATGATTTAAGTAAAGATTTATTTTCCTTTAAATACCAAAATATTCCGAATACAGTAATCCCTTGGCTAATAATAGAATACGGATTAAGTCCTGTAACTAAGTATTTAACAGATCCTAAAGAAGCCTTAGATAGGGGAGTTGAGTGGAATAGATTAAAAGGCACTCCCAAATCTTTAAGATTAGCATTAGGTTGGATTCAATTTACGCCTCAATCTATAAACGAAAACAGATATAGACCTTTCACTTTTGAAATCAATACTGGAAAAATACCAGAAACGAGAGAGCTAATTAAAAACATAGTAGAACTTTCTAATCTATCTAAACCTGCTAGGTCTAGAATAAATAGATTATATTTCGGATTAGACTTAAAACCTTTCACCTTAAACGATCCAGAGGCAGGTTTTAATAAAGGAATTTTAAGTAATTTTAGTGGTAATTACGATGAAGAAAATAAAGTGTGGTTATCATTTTTAACTCAAACTTCTGAAGGAGAGGATTTAAGTGTTTTATTAGACTTAGATTTAACACTAACAGAACATACTTTAATTACTACGCACGATGGTTACAATTTTCAAAATAATTTACAAGATTATTTATGCGGAAGTATTGAATTATTTTGTATATTAGGAGAAGGAACTTTCACGATAACAGGCGAAGCAGGCTTCTTAAGCGATCAAATATCGACAGACGCTATAGCCCCTGATATGATAATCACAGAAGTAACTTTCATTCTAGGAGAAACCTAATAATATGCCAATGGCTACAGTAAACGGAATAAGAAAAGCTTTTGCTAAAGGCATTAAAGATAAAGCAGCTAACCTATTTGTAGGGATGAGTTCGGGTAATGCTTTATGGGGATTACAGCAAACTTTTACAGGTAATTTCGCTTCAAATCCTTTAAATACATTATCTTTAGGGTCTGCAAATATTAAAAACGTAATAGTAAAAACCACTAACGAAGTTACAACTTATACAGAAGGCGTAGATTACACAGTAGATTTAACTACAGCGCTAGTTACTAGAATGATTACTGGAAACATACCAAATGCAGGTGCAGTAAAAGTATTTTACTACCTAGATAATGCAGTAAAACCATCTAAAACAGCTCTATTAAATCCTTTAGGGTTAAAGAAAGCTACTCAGGTAGAATTTCTAGAGATAGACCCGTTAGGAACTATTACTAACAGCTCAGGTACTTTCAGTATTACAAGCGACATAACCAATATTTTATTAATTAGAGCTTCTTTTCTAGAAGCAGATTACGGGATTAATTCAGTAAGAGAATTTGGAGTATTTTTAGACTCGGTAGTAGAAGCAGGACACCCACCTAATTTTTTCTACGACTTATCTAAAATCACATCTTACGGTATACCTTTATTATTTTCTAACGATGATGCTATTACAGTAGGCGATATAAACAAGGAATGGACTTTAATAATTTAATATGCCAATAAATTACCCTAGCAACTACAATAATAATTTTGACGAGTCTAAGAACTACTGCGAAATGGTCTTTCTTAACGAAAAGGCTTTAGCAGGAAATGACGCTAATAATTTTCAGTCAATAGTCCAGACTGCTATAAAAAAACTATCTAGAACTATTTTAAAAGACGGAGATTTAATAGAGGGGGGAGTACCTAATATTAATACAGTGAACGGAGCTACTACAGTATCCGCAGGTAAAATTTATGTAGATGGGCAGATTTTAAGTTTTTCTGATGTTACAGGTTTAACAATTCCTACTCAGGAAACAGAGTTAGGCGTATTCTTAGACAAGCAAGTTTACGGATACGCCCAAGATGCTACTTTAGTAGATCCTAGTATTAATCTAATAACTTCTGGGCAAGAGACTCAAAAAAGAATTAAATATATCCTCACTTGGGGCTGGAAACGCACAGATGATGTAGCTAACTCAGGGAACGTGGGGGTATTCTACCCAGTGCATTTAATTTCTAACAGAGTTTTAGTTTTAGGCTCAGAAGCACCAGGACTTAGTTTAGTAGAGACTTCTATAGCTAACTATGATAAAGACGCAAACGGAGGATTGTATGTCATCGAAGGGTTAGATGTTAATTTCTTTAATGAAGACGCTAGTAATTATGCTTTTAGTGTAAGACAAGGTAAAGCAAGGATAGAGGGCTTTCCTATAAAGCGTTTGACGAGTGAAGAATTTTCTTTTACTAAAGACCCCGACACAGAATTAGTACAAAACGAAAGTAAAGTACAAACTGTAGTATCTGGAGAGGCTACTATTACAACTAATAATTCACCTATTAGCTCAGTAAGTTCAGTTATAGCGAAATTTTCTAAAACAGAATCCGTTACCAGAGGCGTTACTGCTAATACATCTGATAACGTAAATGAAAATGGTATTTATCAAATAGATACAGTAAGTCAAGGAGCTACTACTTACACGCAAGGAGTAGATTATCAATTAACTCTAGGGCAGATTAATTGGTCATTAGGTGGTATAGAGCCAGCAGGAGGAACTAGCTATAACGTAACTTATAGGTTCACTAAGTCAGTAGGTGCAGTAAGCGGTTCAATCACTAACACAACTTTTAAAATAGCTAATCTTCCTGCTTCTGGCGGTAACTTAATTAATGGAGAAACTTGTTTAGTTAATTATCTATACAAATTAAAAAGAATAGATCTGTTAGAGCTAACTAAAAAAGGACTACTACAAAGAGTCAAAGGCGTACCTAAAAGAAACAACCCGCAAAGACCTTATGGCTCTACTGGTAATTTACCTTTAGCAGTTATATTACTAGATTGGATTAATTCGCCTGTAGTCTCTATGGTAGCTCCTAAACGAATTGAAATTGGGGAGCTTAATTTATTAAGAGATCAAGTAATAGCTCAAGGTATTATCATTCACGAATTAGCACAAGCTAACCAAATGAATATTATCGACCCTAATTCTAAATATGCAGTGTTCGTAGATAACTTTATGGATAATTCGCAGCAGGATTTAGGAAGGACAAATACAGCTAAATTATGCGGAGGAATGTTAGCACTACCTATTACCCAAGCTTCTTACAATCCTACAGAAGTAAATTTAAACAATAGAAAAGTTAATACTTTACCTTATACTTTAGTTCCTATAGTATCTCAAGAAAAACAAACAGGACAAGTTAAAATCAACGCCTATAATAGCTTTGAGGAATTACCGAGGCCAATTACTATTTACCCTCTAGTTAATAACGATATAAACCAATATAGTGAATCCTTTTTATCTAGAGGAGTAGTACCGCCTAGCACACCAGTTAATATAGGAACTGATGATGTTACTAGTCCAGTGCAGACAGAGCCTAGTTTAGGCATAGTAAGAGCTGGTAAAATAACTGTTACCCCTCCGCCTTCTTCCTGGGATCAGGCTTTAGCTCAGGCTACTAATTATTTACAAGAAAACCGAGCTAATCCCAATAAAACAACATATAACACTACTCAACAGCAAAAAATAGTAAACTTAGCAGCTAGCTTACAATCAGGCGAAAACGTAGCTAGTATAAAAATTAATGGTAAACCAGTAACAGTAAACGTAATTTAGGAGAGTATCTAACATGGCAGCAACAGTAAGTATCACAGGCGGAGGCTCTCTAACAGGAACTTTAGAAATTCCAGCAGGGAGCGTTATAGGAACTAAAGAAATAGAAATAACAGGAAGCAATGGAACTGTTTGTAAAGGTTATATTTCAGATGGTACATATATACCGCCTAAAGAGAGGCAAGCTTTAAAATCATCAGTAGATTTTGATTATGGGCCTCAAGGGCAGACGTTTTACGTTCCAGAATCTAGATTATGCGGTGGAATAGATATTAAATTAGTAACTAAAGACCCCGCAGTACACGATATAGTTTTACAGTTAAGAGAAGTATCTAATGGACAGATAACCTCTAATATTTTAGCCGAGTCTCGTAAGGCTCACGCAAATTTAATAGAAGGCATTAATCAATTTACTTTTGACCCCGTATATTTATTCGAGAAAACAGAATATGCTTTTTGTGTTTTTACAGATTCAACAGTTCACTCTTTAGCGGTAGCAGAAGTTGGCGGTATAGATATTGGAGGAGACGCAGTAACTAAACAAAGTTACCAGCAAGGTATTAATAAATCTTCTGCTAATGGTAATTCTTGGACGGATCATCCGACTAGGGATTTATGGTTTAGAATTTTAGCCTGTAACTTTACTTCTAACTCTGTAGAGATTGATCTAGGAAACACAACTAGCTTAACTAATATTACAGATTTAGCGGTACTAGCTGGTTATGAGCAACCTACTAGGGATTCTAAAATTAAATTTAAAGTAACAGCCCCAGATTCTACAGTTTACTTACTAGATAAAGACCAAGTTCTGACTTTATCTTCTAGCCAAACTGGTATTTTTAATCTAAAAGCAGTTCTAGAAGGTAACTCTAAAGAAAGCCCTATACTATTTTCTGATAGTCAATTACTCGCAGGCACTGTTCAAACAACTGGCGTATATAATTCTAGATTAGTACCTTCTCCACCTACTGTAGATATTACTTTAAAACTAGAAGGTAAACTTCTAAATTCAGGTACTATAGCAGTTTATGCGATTCATGATAACGGTAGTGGGTCAGAAGTAGAAACCTTAATGACCTTACAAGGCGGCACTAGAACTACTCCTGACGGATGGGAGTATAGAATTTATACAATAGATAATATAGCTGCTAGAACAGAAAGCGGAATAGTGGGCGTAAGATTTAAAATAGTATTAGGAGGCTCAATAGCTAATAGAGCTTACGTTAGAGCATTAGGAGCTAGTATCCGTGTCGGTTAATCAAGATACCCCTTTAACTCCAAACAGAGCTTACACTTCTCCAGGAACTCCAGCGAATAATACGCTATTATTCGATGCCGCTAGAATTAAGCAAGGTTTTTACGATATAGATGAAGACGTTAAAGACGTTTACCAGTCTATATCTAATATAGAATCTAATATAGATAACCTCTCTAATAGTGTAGATACTATAATAACAGATTTAAATTTAGCTGAATCAGCTATAGCAACAGCTCAAGTAGATATACTAAAAAAATCTAATTTATTAACCTCGGCTACTGTGTCTAATATACTCTATGACGGAGAAGGTAATATAACTTTCTACGAAGACGCTCAAATAAAATTAAATAATTTTGTTTACACGAGTGGTAATTTAATTTCTTATAGAGAAAAAAATAAGCTTAATAACGTAGAACAGGATGTAACTCTTACCTATAGCGGCCCTAATGTTATATCTATAACTGTAACCCCTGTATAATGGAGATATAAATGAGTGAAACATTAACTTTAGCAGCGTTAGGGAAATTAAATCAGATAAAAACTTCTGTAGATGGTTTACCTGCTTTAATTCCGCCAGATATTGTTAAAGAATTAACTCTAGTAGCTGGAGAAGATTTGTTAGCAAATACTTTAGTTAAGCTAGATGCGGACGGAAAAGTAAGAAGAGCAAGCAATATATTAGCCCAAGGAGATGACTTATTTAAAGAAAGAAATTTCTA